GGGTTTGATGAATTCAGCTTGATTCTGCAATTCTGAATCTGTCAGGGAGTCGATGAATTTATCAACCGCTGCTTGATCCTCAAAAGGCTCATTTTCGCCAAATTTCGGATCGGCATCTGGATCCTCTTTCTCTTCAGGTTCAACCATGGTGAAATTTTTCTCAGGCAGATTATAATTCTCTATAAAATGCTCAGGTTCAAATTTCACCCCGAGACTCTGTAATAGAACGTCCCTGGCAGCGAGATCGGCTTTGATATCCTCTTCATGCTCATATTTGCATTCCGGTGCCTCTACATTCTCACCAAAATTCATATCTACGAGCCACCGGATTAGCTGATTAAAGCAAGTCTCACACATAATTTCGTCTGATTCTGCTAAATCGTGCCTCACATTATCGTGCACCTGGCCCAAGGCGCGGGCTCCCTTATCCCCCGCCTCAGTCGTGAGGGTCTGGCCTAGAATCGCTTTACTTATTTCCGAGTTGGAGAAATCCACCAGTGATTTGAAAACGTCTGCCTGTCCCTTTGTGGCGTTTTGCAGGAAGTCGATAGTTGCATCATGGGGGATGACAACTGATGACCCTTTAGTCATTTCCTGCAATCTTTCCAGGAGTTGATCATATTCATTGTCCCCGGCATTTCTGGGTGGCTTGCCAACAGCGAAAGGAGAGCCGTATTTTTCTGTGTATTCAACCCAAAATTTAAAGCCCGACTTTTTGAAGTTAATGGCCCAGTATACTTTTGAAAGTAGTGCCTCGCCATATGGATTATCAAATTTAGGATTATTCCTGGGAACGATAATTGATCGATCTTCGATATCCTCACCGGGCCAACTATTTTCCCTGGAACGGAATTTTAATTTATTCTCTTGATCGTATTGGAACCACCATGCGGGTCTACCTATAAATTCAACGGCAAAAATTTTATTTTCCCCCTCAAATCTTGAAGGAGTGCCCCAAACAGGTTCCATTGGCTGCATACCGAAGAATCTTGCATCTAAAATTTCCTCAGTGGATCTATGGACATCGAACATCTGAAAGGCTTGCTCAATAAATTTCCTGACTCTGGCCGGGGATTTATTCTGTGCGATAATCCATTCTTTTGCAAGGGTGACTGATTTTCTGGATGAAATAACCGCTGTCAAATGCGGATCCCAGAAAATATCACGGAAATTTTGCCAAGTCCGTAACCTGTTGACCTGATTTAATACAGGATCGGGATTAGGGAGGACATCAACTGAGTTGAATGCATCAACAGAATTTTTCCGACTGTATTTGATGTTTTTGAGTGGAAAATCTTTTTCTCTGCCTCTTTTATCTGTCATTGTCAAAACCTCTTGTAGTTTTTGAATCGCCTCCACCTAATAATCTGTCAGGTGAATAACTGGGGTGCTGCCTTATGTAGGTAATATATTGACTCACCATATCCATAATATCTTTTATTTTACAATTCGGAAACATTGTTAATTGCTCAATCACCAATCTTGACCAACTTGCATTTCCCCGAATATAAATATTCCCAGACTCAAAGGTTGGGGAAACTGCATGAGCCCTGGCCACCTTGTCACCTTCTGGCAAAATTGGCACAAAATTAATCCTTGTGTCAATAGAAAGTTCTTGAATAAGTGGGGTGCCGGTGGCCTTGTCTTCTACCAATGTGAAGTCAGGCCTAAAATCACCATCATTAATAATGACCTGTTGCTTTAGCTGTGGGTAGTCCATTCTTTCCACAAATACGTTATCCAGGTAAAGGCCATGTTCAAATTCTATCCAATCCCCGCAACAATTGTGTGCATTCTCTTTTCCCTTTTTAAAAGCGGTGTCCCAGGATTGGGCCCGGCTTAATTGTTTTTTATCAGGTAATTCTGTATAAGTTTTTATCCAGTGCCTTTTTATAATATTTCCACCAGGGGCCTGTGGGGATTGGATGTACTGGCCGGTGTATTCACTTATCCCCAGATTTATTTTTTCCGCTGCCAGAACCCTTTTTCCCATTCTCTTTGGATCCAGTAACCCGCCCTTGTATAACATCCTTATTTTTTTAGGCATTACATTATCCAGGGTTAGATCCGCGGGTAGGCATATATGCCGGATTTTCTTTCCTTCATTTCTGGACTTATCCAATAAATGCCCGGTGGGGTCGAGTTCGTGTAAACGCTGCATAATCAATACAATCGGGGTGTTTTCTTTATCAATTTTTCGAGTGGATATCGTCCTGTCAATCCAATTATTGGCCTTATCCCTTTCTACGTCACTGGCCACCTGTTTGGGATTTACCAGATCATCCAGTGTAATTATATGGGCGTGCTTTCCAGTGATGGCCCCACCAACGGAGGTGGCCGCTCTTGACCCTCCCCGGATATTCCGGTAATAGGTTTTATTATCTTGATCGCCTTTGAAAATCACTCTATTCGGAAATAATTCATTAAATTTTTGAGATTTCAACACATCCCTGGCCAAAATTGATTGATCTATCGCAAGCTCTGAAGTATGCGAGGCTGAAATAAGCCTTATCCAGGGGGCATTTATCCAGAGCCAGACATGGAAGAAAACAGAGCAGATTGTCGATTTAGTAGTACCTGGGGGGACATTGATTATCAAATCATATTGGCTCGGTTGCCGGTTTATTACCCACTCACCCACTTTCTGCATCTCATTGCAGATATATTCTATATGCCAATTATATGTGAAGGGATCCGGGATTATAGTGTCCCACAGATGAACCAGCGTACCAAACAGAGAATTTTTGCAGATTCTACGATTTATTTCAATGTCAATCTGATCCTGTTCTGTCAGGATTTTCTTCATTTCTGGCGAATCGGAGTAATTTATTACTGAGGTGCTTTTCATTTTCCTTACGTCTTTCAAGTAGTTCTGTTGTGGATAGATTATTTAAATCAATACCCCCGCTGATTTCAAGCTTAGTACCGGGGATCCAATTTTCTACAAGTTGGAAAAACAGCTTGGCTGCCGCGGTGTCCCCATTTATTCCGTTCTGGAATAAAGCCAATACAAGGCGATCACTCAATACCCTGAATGAGTCAAATCTTTCTGGAAGTTCCTTTTCTTTCAGAGCCCTGAGATGATCATGGACTGTATTAATTGCATAACCTGTATATTTTGCCAGGTCGCGAATTGAGGGCTTTTTCTTATGATCCTTTACGAATTCGATGAATTTGAAAGCAATAACAGCGTGGGTTTCCTCCCAGTTTGCGTAATGTTTTATTTCTTCAGATTCTTCTTGATCGTGCGACATATTGCGACAGGGTTAAATGTGGCTACCTTTATACTCTACTCATTGCAACAGAAAAAACAAGGCATTTCCGTTTTCGTCCTCATTTCCGTATCTTTCGCAAAGGTCGAAATCTGGGGTTTTCTTGATTGCTGCTATTTTTTCGTTGATTAGTGTGACCTGTTCAGGGGCCAGGGTAAAGGTTATTTGCTGAAGACCTCCCTTTTCCCCATTACCTTCACCATCGCCTCCAGATCCATCTACATCAAAATTTAAGTCATCAAACCCAAAATCTTTCAGATCGTCCATCTCGAAATTTTCATGCAACAAATCAAAATCCCAATTTCCAGTATTTTTATTCATTCGGATATTAGCTTCCCTTTCTTTCTGTAGATTAAAGGAAACCTCAAAACAGGGGTAATCTACCATGCCCAGGGATTCAGCGACCTTTAGCCTTTGGTGGCCTGATATAATGACATTCAGGCGATCCGGGTTCATATTGATAACTGCAGGCTCCAGGGTGCCCAGATTATTAAATGATTTCCTGAGATCCTCAAATTCTTTCTCTGATATCTTCCTGGGATTGTATTCAGCCGGTTTTAATTCATTTATGGGCCTATACACAATTTTCATTTTATCTGATTTACCGAACATTATTCACCTCAGTTAATTCTCTTTCTGCATAGCACCCTTGCCGACCTTCTGATAAATCCAATTGAATATGACACACAAAATTTCCGGTGCCTATTTGGTCTTTATCAAATTCCGAAACAGTGCCTATTTCACCATTATAAACGCCCATGTTAATCAAATATTTTTCTCCGATCTCCATCATTCACCCCTTTTTCAATTTCCGTTGCTGCTTTTTTTGTCTTTTTCGCCAATTCTTTTTTTGTGCGCGTTTTCTTCACCCTGGCCTTAAAGGATTCGCCTTTATTTCCTGGTAATAGGGCGTGATGGCCTGGCGTTGTTTTCATACAAACAGGACATTGTGCTTGATTTTATGCCTTTTAAT